TAATCAATGGATCGCTAATCGAACTAAAAGGAACTGAAAACGCAACAACCCTGCGTGGCCGAAGCCTCGCTGGAGTAGTACTTGACGAAGCAGCCTTCATGGATTCCGATGTCTGGTTCCAAGTAATCAGACCAGCCCTCGCAGACAAACAAGGTTGGGCACTTTTCATTTCTACACCAGACGGCACAGCCTCATGGTTCTACGACTTATGGTGCTACGTTCCAGAAGATGAAACAGGTGACTGGAAACGCTGGAGCTTCACAACTATAGACGGGGGTAATGTCCCAGAAGAAGAAGTCGAAGCAGCAAAGGCCCAATTAGATAGCAGAACATTCAAGCAGGAATTCGAGGCAAGTTTCGAGAATCTCACTGGTCTCGTTGCAGTCTCCTTTTCAGATTCCAACATTTCTACCGAAGCGGAGGACATATCCATCGCCCCACTTTTACTAGGAGTCGATTTTAACGTAGATCCACTTTGCGGTATATGTGCAATCCGTCATCAAAGCATACTTTATGTATTTGATGAGATAATTTTGACGGGCGGTGCAACAACCTGGGATTTTGCCGAGGAAGTTACAAATCGTTACGGAGTCGAAAGACGCATAATCGCTTGCCCCGACCCAACGGGATCTGCTAGAAAAACATCAGGAGTAGGCTCAACGGACCACACTATCCTGCGTAGAAGCGGATTTACTGTGTCATCTCCCAGATCACCCTGGAAAGTCCGTGACAAAGTAACAGCCGTAAACACAGCACTATATGACGCAGCAGGAGAAAGACGCACCATCATCCACCCACGCTGCAAAGAACTAATAAAATCCCTGCGTACTCTGACTTACGCTCCAAACACAGGTATGCCTAACAAAAATCTCGGAGTTGACCACGCATTTGACGCTTTCGGATACTTATGTCTCCAACAATTTAACCTTGCCAAACCAGAGACATTAGGCCAAACTTCGTTTAGAATATACTAAGAGTTACTTTTTACCATGCCTGGACATTATGGTTCAATGAAACCAAAAGGAAAGAAGAAGAAAAAGAAAGGAACTAAGAAACGTGGCAAACATTCCTGTTAATAAAGCCTTATATTCAAGAGTAAAGTCAGAAGCTAAACGCAAATTTGCTGTTTATCCCTCTGCTTACGCTAACGCATGGCTTGTACGAGAGTACAAAAAGCGTGGTGGCACTTATCGCACAGGAACTAAAAAACGTGGCAAGAAGTAGTGGCGGTTTAACCCGTTGGTTTAAAGAAAATTGGGTTGATGTAAAAACAGGAAAGCCTTGTGGCCGCCAAAAAGGGGAAAAAAGACCATATCCAGCGTGTAGACCAAAGAAACGTGTCTCAAGTAAGACACCTAAGACTGTAGGAGAGATGTCAAAAAGTGAGAAAAGTAAGTTTAAACGTGAAAAAACCAGTAGTAAGAAGATAGAATATCAACATAAGCGTAAAACTACCCGAAAACGCAGGAGGAAAACTTAAAATGGCTAAATCTGCTGCGATGAGTAGGTGTCAAGGCTACATTTCTACTGTTAAAAAGGGTAAAAAGAAGAAAACTACATCTAAAAAAGGGAAAAAGAAGTGATTACATATAGAGGCATTAAATTTTCTGGCTATAACAAGCCCAAGAGAACTCCTAGTCACCCTAAGAAATCTCATGTTGTATTAGCGAAAGAAGGCGATAAAATAAAGTTAATACGCTATGGTCAACAAGGTGTATCTGGTGCAGGGAAAAACCCCCAAACCGAAAAAGATAAAGCAAGACGTAGGTCTTTTAAAGCTCGTCATGCTAAAAATATAGCAAAAGGCAAAATGTCAGCAGCTTTTTGGGCCAACAAAACCAAGTGGTAACTTATGACCTACGCACTACCAGGAAGAATACAAACAGCAATTACCGCTAGTTCCTATCTAGGTGGTAGTGATAGTCCGTTTACTCGTACCAGAGCAGTAGTGGACATGATGAAAGGTTGGGAAATAATGAAAGCTGTTACTGAAGGCACAGAATATCTCAGAGAAAACTCTGAAGCATTTTTACCTTTAGAACCAAGAGAAGATTATGATGCTTACCTCGCAAGAGTAAATAGGGCAGTATTTAGCCCTTTTACGCAGAGATTAATAAGAGCAGCTACAGGTCTTGTATTAAGAAAACCAATATCATTGATAGGTGATCCTTATTGGACAGAAATGTTTAAAGCAGATGTAGATGGTTGTGGATCGGATTTAGATGAATATGCAAGAAGATTATTGATGTGTTCTCTCACTTATGGTCAAAGCCATATTCTTGTAGATTATCCAGCACCATCAGGAGCAGTAAGTTTAGCAGAAGAAAGAGCACAGGATCGTAGACCCTATTGGATTGAAGTGGATCCAACAAACATTTATGGCTGGAGATTAGATAGGGAGTCAAACTATGGTAACTTGATACAGGTGAGATTGGCTGAAAAAGCAGTTTTACCTGATGGAGACTTTGGCGAAAAAATTTACGACCAAATGAGAGTTATAGAACCAGGCCGTTACCGTGTATTTAGAAAAAAGGAAACGGTTGAAGATTTGTATGAAGACGATGGTGGAGGATATGCAGGAGATATGTCTAGTCCTGCTGGCGCAAAAGACTATGAATTAGCAGAGTCAGGTGAATTTTCTCTTGGTGAAATACCTTTAGTATCAATTTATTCTGGAAAAGTTGAAAATTTAGTAAGTAAACCACCCTTACTTGATATTGCATACTTAAATCTTGCACATTTTCAAAGACAAGCTGATTTGATTCATAGTTTGCACGTTGCATCTCAACCATTGCTGGTTATGGAGGGATATGACGATCAGACAAAGGATTTAGCTATATCTGTAAATTATGCGATGGCAACTCAACCTGGCAACAAAGTTTATTATGTAGAGCCAGCTTCTAGTGCTTTTGATGCTCAATCAGCAGAAATAAAAGAACTACAAATGCAAATGGCTACTTTAGGCATTAGTACATTATCACAACAGAAATTTGTAGCCGAATCCGCAGATGCCCGTAGGCTAGATCGTGTAGATACTAACTCTATGCTGGCTATGGTTTCTATGGAACTTGAACAAAAGCTCCAAAAAGCCTTCAATCTCTCAGCCGAATATGTTGGAATCGAACCACCCGAAGTAAAGATTAGTAGAGATTTTGATATTGAAAGATTAATAGGTCAAGATATTACAGCATTAACATCTCTCTTTGATCAACAAGTAATCGATAGAGAAGAATTTAGAGACATTTTGGTGCAAGGAGAAGTTTTACCAACAGCAAATGAGGCCAAACCCGAATAGTTTGCTACAATAGTATGTAAATACATACAAATCATGGGCAAGCACTTAGATTATGTTCAGCAATCTGATGGAACATATAAGTGGCAACTAGCAGAGATACCTGCTATTAAATCCACTCCAGCAGAAGAACCGAAAGCTAAGAAAGAAACTAAAAAAGTTTCTAAGAAAAAATCTACAAGCCCACTATCCGACTAATCTATGGCTATCGAAGAAAAAGTAGTTCAGTCTGAGTCTGTGACTCCTTCTGATCAGTCTGTGACTGAAACTCCTTCACAACCACAAGCACCGAATCTTGATTCTGTAAAAGCAGAATATGAAGCAAAATTAGCTGCTGCTCAAAAAGAAGCTGCTGAAGCACAAGAAAAATTTAAAGGTGCAAAAAATAAACTTGATGAAGTTTATAAGAAAAAAGAAGAGCAACGAAAACAAGAATTAGAAGATCAAGGACAATGGAAAACTCTATGGGAAGAAGCAAATAAAACTGCTCAAGATAAAGACCAACAGATAAATACTTTATCTCAACAATTAGAAGATATGAAAACTTCTAATGAGATGGCATCAACAAAAACTACAGCATTAGCAGCTATCAGTAATCTTGGTGCGATCAATGCAGAACAAACATTATCATTACTACAAAATAAATTACAACGAAATGCTGAAGGCAAGGTAGTTGTTATAAATGGTGGTATTGAGCAGGATTTAAATGTCTATCTCACCAGTCTCAAAAATCCTGGCAGTGGATGGGAGCATCACTTTAAACCAAGTACTGCTGCTGGTATGGGTGCAAAGCCTAGTCCTGTATCAAATGTATCAGGTGGAGTAGTTAATCCTTGGAAGACTGGCAATTTGACGCAACAGATTATAATGGAGAATGAGAACCCCGACCTCGCAGCCGTGCTGAAGAGGGAGGCTCAATAAAAATAGTTAGTTTCCGTGAAACTAATGCCCTTATCTGTGATTAGGGTATCGCAAAAAGTTTAAAGGTA